ATATTTTCATTTTCTTCCTGATACAATCTGGTGTATGTCTTGCCAATTATTTACTCTGGTGACCTCAGGATGATCAAAGTCTCGATTGTATGGGTGGTCGATTAATATAGGCTTTAAACCGTATTTAAGACCTGCTAGTGCGTTGTGAGGTTTGTCCTCAACCCAATATAGTCCAGTATCATGAAACTCCGCTAATGCACCGTCTTTGTCTGCTCCTGTGCCTAGGATATGATAGTTTGTAAACACATGATCGCCAAACAGTTCTCCCATTCTTCTCTTACGTAATTGTTGTGCTGGTATGTCAGATGTCTGTGATGTTATTGGTATAAAGGTCCATCCCTCAGCCGCTAACAATTTTACCCATGTTTGTGATTCCAACATTGGTCTCTGCGTACCCATCCATGCACTTCTATTAAACTCTCTAATTTCTTTCCTTATTTGTTCTTTGGTTACACCAAACCTTTCGGCCATTTCGTATGTGTTTTGTTTGTCTGGAAGTAATCTATGCGGGTGATATCTTGCACCTCTCTCATCGAACAGTGTTCGTTGCAACATCCATTTTGTAAAATGATGTTCCCATTCTAACAGTACACCGTCAACGTCTGTTAATATTATTCTATTTGATTGTGGCATCTTCCATCCCCGCTACTCTGAGTTTAACAATGTTTGTTATTTGCCATTGTTTCTGGTCTAATCCTTTGGTGATGCCTAACCATTGGTTTCTTAATAATGCGAATTCATTAATAATTTTTTCTAAGTCTACAACATCTGCTTCACCATCGACATACTTGTCAGCATCACGTGAAGTTAATGCTCTGTTATAGTTTTCTAAAAACTTTTTAAAAGTCTTAGATCTAAGTCTTCTTTTTTCAATATTTAGATATTCTAGTATTGCTTCTATTTCTTGTAGTTGGTTAAACCTTTGTTCAACAACACCAGGCATTGATGCTGATGCTTTTTCTAAATTACCCCAAATAGAACATTCTTTTCGTGCGTGTTGATATTCTGTTTGATAGTGATTAATACACTCTGGAATGAGTGAGATATCTTTGCTTACTTTAGTATACCAATTCGTCATCGTCATATGAATCCTCTTCGTCATCTTCAAATACATTACCAACTGCTTCTTCTAATTTAGGATCGTAGTCAGATGATGCTTTAAGTTCTTTATCGTCAACACCTATATCTCTTAATGTGTTAATAAAGTCAACTGCTCCGTCTAATTTATTTCTTTCTGGTAGATAGTGTGAAAATGAATTCCATATACGTTCGATATCTTCGTGGGTCATTTCTGCCATTTAGTCTTCCTTTGGTTGTTCAACTGTTTCATTAGTTGCTGTAGATAATTTATCAAAATCAGACATCAACATATCTAATTTATCTCCAGTCCAGGCTTTTCTAAAGTCTAAATGCTCCTTTCCTTTTGAATCAACGTATTTTAATCTGTTTCCTTGCTGTGTTAATACACCTTTCTTTTCAAAAAGATCTACTAATCCACTGTATGGATCCATACCAGTGTCATAAGGAATTTTAACTTGTACTGCTTCAAACGGTTTAGCATATCTTGTTTTCATTACCTTACAACCTGCTCTAATACCTCTCACATCTGTAACTTTGTTGCCTTTTTCGTCCTCTTTTAATTTCAATTTTTTCATTGCGACAACAATACTTGATGCATAGATAAATCCTTGTCCTCCTGATATTTTATCATCTGGATCAAACATATCTTGTGATGCGTATGTGTGATTGGTTGCTATAAGTCCTACATTCCAACTACCAAACATATTAACACAGTTTCTTACAAGTGCCGTCAATGCCTTGGGTTTTCTACCTAAGTCACCTTTCATTTCACCTGCTTCAAACTGATTTACATCTGTTGGAGTAAGCATCATACCTAACGAATCAATTACAAATAATACTTTTGGAGCATCTTCTTTGTTGTCTGCGTGTTGATCTTTGTAGCCTTTCATAAACTCCGAAATAGTTTTTGCTACATCATCTACCATGGATAAACTTAATTTTAAAAGTTTATCTTCTGATGTGTCTACTTTTAATGCTTGTAACCATGCTTCGTCTAATGCATTTTCAGAATCAATTAATATAACAAATATACCTTGTTCCTGTGCATTTTTAATTACATTGCCTGAAGCAATATACGATTTACCTGCCCCGGATTCTCCAGCAAGTACTGTTACTTTACCTAGTGGTATACCTTTGTTAAAGTCACCAGTCATCAAATAGTTTAATGCGTAATTTCCTGTGCTTATCCAATCTGTAGGATCGCTAAATCCTATACCTAATCCTTGTATAGATTTTGTAATACTTTTTCTAAATTTTGTTGCGTCGAATACTTTTGTCATCTTTATCCCTTATATTAACATACTAGACCCTGACCGTCAATTGAAAATCAGGGTCTGGTAATTTTTTATATTATTGACTTTGTCTGCTTCTTATCAGTTTCAAGATATCTTCTGCTCTTTTGGCACTATCTCCGTTTGGAGTAGCCTCTGGAGTAAGATTTGTTCCTGGCGCTGGTGCGACTGGCTCTGGAGTAACAGTAGTTTGTGCTACTGCTTCTGTTACAGGTGCCGTTACTGGTGCCGCTGTTGCCGGTTCACTTGCTACTGGTGTAGATACTCTAGGTGCAGAAGTTCCTGCAGGTCTAAAATATTGACCGTATTTCTCAAGATCATAAGCCTCTCCATCAACAGATTTTTCAAATAATTCTTTAATTATTTTTACTTCTGCTTCGGTTGGTTCTTTAGGTCTATAGTCTGATAGGTTATGTAAACCATGTGTTTCGATTGCGGCTCTCTCTGCCTCATCTAATGCACGTTCTCTTCTTGACCATTTTGATGTTGAGTAGTCAGCATATCCACCTTTAGAAGTTTTAGTGATTCTAAAGTCTACGCCTTTAACAGAATCAGTTGGTAACTCTTCCATTTCTGGATCAAGTAACGCACTTCTGATGATGTTAAAGATTTGAGGACCAATTATAAATCTTCGAATTGGATTCTCAGGTGGAGTGTCTTCGTTTAGGGGATTCGTTGTAACAAAACCTTGGAAAATATAACTTTTCTTTTTCCAATATTTTCTACCCATATCTTCCATGCTCTTGTCTTTGAACCATGGTCTAACTTCTGTTAGTACTGGGCAAGTTTTACCATACATCTCCATACACGGTACTTGTACCTGAACTGGTCTAGAATCTGTTTGACCTTTGATACCTGCAAAAGGTAGTTTGATCATATTCCTTTCAGTCCAGAAAAACGTATTAGCAGTATCCTTATCAGGTAAAAACCTAAGAACTGCTTCTTGTCCTTCTTGTATATTCCAATGTGGGTAAATTGCGTTGTCACCGCCGGATGATGAAGTGGAGCGATTCACTTCTTGTGTTTTTAACTTCGCTCTTATTTCAGCCAATGTAGCCATAATGTAAGCCTCCTTGTGTGCCTATGTTTGTTTTAATGTGCCTAAGTGTATATCAGACATTACGTATAATATACTACTATATTTATGAATTGTCTACTACTATTATTGGTAATATGTAAGTTTTATTATGATAGGTTAGCGAGTTCTTTGATTCTATCTACTTCTGTATTGATCTTCTCTGCTTCTACTTGGTCTTTTGCTATTTCTTGGTCTGATGCATCTTCTTTTTTTGGTTCACCTTTAAGTTCACCTGATCTCATTTTAGCAAAGTTTTTAGAAAGGAATGCCATTGCCGCTTTGCTGTCTGCTGTTTTGAATACTGAATTACCATCTTTATCTAAAACATCATGCATCATTTTATTATTGTTTTCTTTATCTCTGTACATTGACACATATGGTTTAATGTCTTCAAAAGTTAATTTCTCACCTTCGAATGCTTCTGATTCGTCAGTACCACATTGGCAACCGTATTTTTTACAGTCTGGTCCGCAATCGTGTGCTGGAGAACCTGATGCTCTGTTTTCTGAACTTACTTCTTCGTCTTTGTCAATGTTATTAACCCAACTTTCAAATTCTGCTGTTTCTTTTGCTTTACCTTGTCTATCTTTTTTAGGTGCAAATGCTTGTGGATCAACTCTCACTTCATCACCATAAGCAGGATCTGATTTCATTTTTTTATAATCGTCGATATATCTTTTTGCTAACATTACTGCAATTTTTTTATTTTTTAAATAGTCCTGATCGTGTGTAGCAAAAGGTGTTCCTTCTTTTTCAATTTCGTCTGCAACTCTAGAAGCAAAATTTGCCACTCTGTCTTCTTCATTTCCTTTAGACATCATTCTAGCCGCGATATCTGAAAGTATTGAACCTAACATAGTATTTTTATTATTAAATTTTGTTACAGATAACATTTTATCTGCTGTGTCATCTTTTCTTAAAACCAATTTATTGTCAGGATTAGTTAACCAACTTTGTACTATTGCTCCATGATCAACTGGTGGCTCAACTTTTGCATCTTTATCTGTTGGCTCATCATCTGTTTTGTATTCTGACATAATGCTGTGTATTAAAGGAAGTGCTTCTTCAACTCTATCATCTAATGTTTTTAATGTGAATTTCTCTCTGTATGTGTTTCTAGTTTCGTCATCTAAAACTCTCTCGTCTGCTGTTTTAAAGTTTTTAAATGTTTCATCATAGTGTGATTGTTTTCCTATGTTTCTAACATACTGTCTTAAATTTTCTAATTTCATTTTAGTTTGATCAATGATGTCACTTGCGTTATCATTTAGTTGATCTTTATTTGCCGCATATCTTGAGAATGAATTTAGTTTAGCAATATCTTCTGATGTTTGTATAATATGTTGTCCAAAATCATCATGTGGTTTTCCACCGTTGGCAACGTGTCTAACCATTGCTCTTGCACCTGCTAAATGAGTTAGTGGATATTTGTATCTTTCACCATCACTGTTTTCAATATACAATGATTGTATTTGTCTTGATCTTGCACCAGGTACAGTTTCGTCAACTTTGCCTTTGTGTCTGATTATTAATCTTGTTTTATCTAAATTTTCATAAGAACTTTTAGTAGTTCCACGTAGACTTTCTTTCACTTCTACGCCTGCTAATTTAGTAATTTCTTTTATCTCTTCTGACATTTCATCAGTATTTACCGTTTGATTTGCATCTGCGAGATTCTTAAAATCCTGACTAGATAGGTTAGATTTCGTAATATCACGCACATCGAACTTCAATTGATGCTGTACAGCAAGGTCTTTTAGTTCTTTTAAAAAACTAAAAAATTCTGCTTTACTATCTTCGTCTATTTTATCAGTTAAATTTCTATTATAGAACACTTTCATAGATTCACCATCTGCTAGTGAAATACTCATTCTACCAAATGTGTCTGAATCTTCCATGTATTCAAAGTCATAGAATACTGCTTCACTAGGATTAGCAGTAACGTTTCCGTCTGTATCTCCTAATTGTACATCGCCAAATTTGGATCGTATTTTGTTAAAAACGTTGTTAGATAGTACTTCTGTTGTCATAATACTATATTTAGTTATATTCCTAAGTTGGCAAATATAGGCATTGGTGCTGTATAATCGCCGTCTCTGTTGGTCCATTTCTCAAAAATTTTAGGATCAAAATCTGCTAATACTTTCATCATACGTGTCATTATTAAACAAGCACTAACAAGATCATCGTGTTGTCCTGGTTTTGCTTTAAATGATACTCCTGTTGCAACAAAATCTTTTAGTTCTGATATTAATGGTTTACTGTTTATAACCATTTTGTTGTTTTCGATAAGTTCTTTAAATTTAGTACAAGCATCAATTTTATGTTTTGCTGTTGTATTAAATCCTCTTCTAAATTTTCTTCTGTGTCCTTTTCTTATTGGCTCTGATAAAAATTGTCCGTGTATATTTTCTTCACCGATATCCATTACTCTTAATAGTGCCGCTTCACCTACAGTATTATTTTCCATAGAATAAAATATTGAAGGATTAGCAGATGAATCTTGCTCTAA